TGACGATCTACGTACCATGAAGCCAGTCGTGAAGTCGGATTGGTTCAAAGAGATTGCCGTGAGTGGGAAGTCCGAGAAGACCGAACACGACTACGCGGCTCAACTGTTCGCGCAAGTCGCGGGAGGTAAATAATGGCTACCTATGCGGAGCCGGTTCGTTCGTATGAAGCAGTTCTTTCCGATCAGGGCAACATCAGCTACGAAAGTGTCACCCTCGCGAATGGTGCGGGTTCGCTGACGGCCGGTTCGGTGTTGGGCAAGAAGACCGTCATTCAGGCTGCGGCTCCGATTCCGACTATCGTCGGGACGGGTTCGGGTCTGATGTCTGCGCTCAGTTTTGGGCCTGATGTGCAAGTGGGTTCGTATGTGGTGACATTGCTTGCGACCTCAGCGACTGCCGCGTTCTCGGTGGTTGCTCCTGATGGGACGGCATTGCCCAATGGTGCGGTAGGCACCGCTTATAAATCGTCGCACCTGAATTTCCTGGTGTCGAATGGTGGCACCATGACGATTGGCGACAGGTATACCGTCGTGGTCACTGCGGCTGGAACTCCCGTGCTAGTCGGTACGGGTACTGGAGCGGTCAGTGGTGTCACGCTCGGTAAATTCGCGCAACTGGGCACTTATCAGGTCAAGCTGAAGGCGACCTCGGCGACTGCCGAATTCCAGGTCACGGCTCCAGATGGCGAGTTGATTGGTTATGGCAACGTTGCGACGGCCTATACCTCGGATCATGTGAATTTCACGCTCGCCAATGGCGGCACCATGACAGCCGGCGATTACTTCAATATCGTCGTAGCGAATCAGTCGGCGGTGACGGGTTATTTCTATCTGTGCGATCCGTCCGCTGTGGATGGCACGCAGAATCCCGATGCGGTTCTGGTCCAGGCGGCTGATGCGTCCTCGACTACTGCGACGGCTCTGGCTCTGGTTCGTTTGGGCGAAATCAAGACCACGAACCTGACCTGGAAGACCGGCATCAGCGCGGCACAGAAGACCGCCCTGCTCAATCAACTGAAGACCACGAAACTGATCGTGGCGCGGAGTTAAGATCATGTTCGACATCTACCGCGATTATTTTACCCGCGAGAACCTGATGGCGAGCATCGCCAAGGCTCCGTATATTCCGGGTCGGTTGGCCGAATACTTCGAGTCCATTCCGCTGACCAGCACCGTGCTGGCGCTCGAAGAACAACCGACCAATGGTGCGTCGATTCTGTCCGGCATGGCGCGTGGTACGGCGTCCAAGATCGAAACTCTGGAACGGCGCAACGTCCACACCTTCACTACCACCCATTATCGCGTCGATGGTGCGGTGTATGCGGACGAAGTGTTGGGCGCTCGTGCGACTGGGGCGACCGGCATGGCCGAAGTCATCTCGCAACGACGCGACATGCTGATGGCGCGGATGCGGCGCGACATCGACCTGACCCACGAATCGTGGCGGATGACGGTCGTCAAGACTCCAACCAATGCGTTTGGGACCGTGCCGAGCAGTCAGCAGATTGCGTTGAATACCGATGCGACCAAGACGCGCAAGGAAATCTTCGAAAAGATTATTTCCCCTATTGAAACCGCTCTCGATGGGATTCCGTCCTCCGGGATTCTGGCGCTGTGCGGCGATACCTTCTGGGGCAAGCTGATCGAGAATGCGGCGGTCAAGGCGACCTTGCTGAACTACCAGATGGCGCAAACCCTGCGGAACGATCCACGCGAAACCGTGTTCTTTGGTGGCGTGCAGTGGGAACGGTATCGGGGTACTGGCACCGTCATCATGACGACTGGCGAAGCGCGGGTCTTCCCGGTCGGTGTCCCGCAGATGTGGGTTCAGGCGTTCGCTCCTGCCGATACGATGGATCAGGTAGGGACTGGCGCTCTCGGTTCTCCGTACTGGCCACAAGCGTATGCGAGTCAGGACAATCGCCGGTTCTACATGGAAATTCAGACGAACTGCGTGATGGTTTGCACTCGTCCAACAGCGGTCCTGCCGATCACCACTGATTGATCCATGGCCTACGCCACCTACGACGACTTGCTTACTGCCTTTTCCGAAACCGAGATGCTCTTGGTTTCGGATCGGAACAACTACGGTGTTCCTGATGATACCGTCATCAACGAGGCGCTGAGTTTTGCCGACGAGATGATTGATGGCTACTTGCGCGAGCGGTACTCGTTACCGCTCAGCAACATTCCACGCAATCTGGTAGGTATTGCGTGCGACATCGCTCGGTATCGGTTGTATCAGAATCAACCGACCGAGTTGGTGTCGATGCGTTATGAAGCGGCCTTGCTGTGGTTGTAGCCGCAGGATCAAAATCTGCTACGCCTTGAAAATAACCGGTTACCCTAACTCCGGCAGTGCTTGAGGCAATACTTAAACCCCTATCAGTAGCAGTACCTCCTATAGTTTTAACCCAGGAAAATGTTCCATTAGCGTTTAATTTTAATACATAAATATCATCACCCCCCACGGTCATAGCAATTACTTGTAGAAAACCCGGATCAAAATCGACACCACTGGAAAAAAATCCTGATACGTATACTTCGCCTAGCGAATTTGTGCAAATAGCTACACCAGCATCATTTGAATTGCCTCCAAATGCACCGGCCCATAAATAATTACC